AAGAATAATAAATTCACTGACAGAAAAAAGTGTTGTTATGATGCGGATTTTTAACAAAAAATTCTTCTAAAAAAGTAGTGACCCGTTCAGGAAAAGTCTGCTAGGGTTTTTTTCTTAAATTTTTACACATTTTATTTACTGTTAAAATTTGTTTCTTAATATTTTCTAAAACTATTAAAATAGTAATAAATTCATTGACAGAAAAAAGTGTCGTTATGATGCGGATTTTTAACAAAAAATTCTTCTAAAAAAGTAGTGACCCGTTCAGGAAAAGTCTGCTAGGGTTTTTTTCTTAAATTTTTACACATTTTATCTACTATTAAGAAATTCAGAGAACTAAAAATTATATATAAAAAATTTATCAATAAATGTTTGATATGTAGTATTTTTTTTTGGAAAATCTTGAAAAAGTTATATTATCTCTATTTTTTAAATAATACAAAAAGAATAATTAATGATTATATATCATTAAACTTACATAAATCAAAAATATATGTTTACTATATTTTGCATAATTTTATAAGTTATGCAAAATATAATAATACATTAAAATTTTCAACTCTTTTTTAATGTATTATTTATATTTAAAAAACATAATCATATTTTATTGTATAAAATTTATTGTAATCTTAGACATTTACCTCTAGGCGTAATTAGTATTTTATGTAAAGATTTAAAATATTAAATTTTTTTATATAAATTATAAAAAAATTTTTCACTTTCAGAATAGTTTTAGTTAGACACTATTATATACTAATATCAACCTTCAGTATTATACAATAATTTTCTTAAATGATTCATCTTTTCATCGGGAATTTCCATATTACTAATTTGATACATAGTTGTATCATGTAATCTTTCTAAAATAAAATTCATAGAATAAACACCACATTCCGAACCACCATATTGATGTCTTTTATCATTATAAATAACAACTGGGTCTATATTATTTTTTAAATATTCTCCATAAATTTTTTGTATAAATTTATCTATTAATGGCGTTGGTTTACTTCCATAACTATCATAATAATTTATTTCATTATTTTTATTATCAATAAATAATGCAGTCCAGTGACTACCTGGTCCAGAACTTACATCTAAATTATAAACAATACCTATTTTATTAATTTTATTTTTTTTCATAGTCATTAAATCTAATTTACTTAATTCACAATTAATACTTGTTGGACAATCTGCCGGGACTGGCCCTAAGAAAGCGAAATCATCATACATTTTCTCATATTGTTTTAAAACATAATAAATATCATATGTATTTAACCAAGTATATTTATTTACAACCCATTCTTTTGGATATTTTGGTTTAAAAGAATATAATTCAATATCAATATCTTTTAATCTTTTAATAAATTCCTGTTTTTTCCAACAATATTCGTCTTTTTTACATGCTGAATTTAATCGCCCTTGTATTTCATCCCATAATTTTTTTTTAGAAATATTATTAGTAACAACTATTTGTTTTTCCTTTTTATTTTCTTTATTCCATGCATTTGCAATTTTAATAAGAGACTGTTTTGAATAACATGATTTAAACTTATTACTTTTTTTATTTTCTTTATTTTGACATGGAGCACAATTATTAATACCAATTTCATAATTAATAGTATTATTTTTAATAGAACTTTTTTTTTTGCTCATAAGTATAATAATATTAAATAATATAATTTTTTGAATTATATTATTTTTTATAGTGATTATAATTAAAATTTATTTTTGGTATCCAAATAATAAAAAATCATTTTTATATAATCTATAAATTTTTTCTTTTTGATTAGGTGTCCAATCATCTCTTTTTATAGAAGATTTTGATTTATTTAAATATGGAAAATCAGAATGAATTTCTAATTTTTTTTTCAAATATTCTGAAACCCATTCTAAATCTTCGTATTTAAATAATTGATCTATTACTAATTCTTTCTTATTATTACAAATAAAAGAATATTGTGGAGCAAAATGGTCATAATAAATATTTTCATTATATTTATTATTTTTTACAATATCAATCACGTGATATAAAAAATCCGCTTTTTTTCTACCTGATTTAAAACCCAAATTTGGAACAGGTGTCCAATAATATTCTGATAATAATCTTTCATATGGATTCCTAACAATAGAAAATTTATAGTAATTATTATAAACAGTTGGAAATATATTTTTTAATTCATGTGCAGTATAGTGATGCATAGAACGATTATTTAAAACACCAATTAATTCTATACTATTCTTACCATTATCTTTAATAAATTGTTCAATACTGGTTCCAGCAGTTTTAGGAATATGTATAAAAATACATTTTTTTTGATGACAAATAACCATATTTAACTTTATAAATATATTTTTTATATTATTATTACTAATTATTTATTCATTAGTTTTTTTTAATATTTTTGATACTATTTTATTTTCATTAATCTTTTCTAATTCATTATTTCTTTTAGTAATTATTTGATTCGTTAAATCATCAATATTAATATTGTTTAATTCTATATTTTTTTCAATATCATTAATATTTTCATTATTAACTAATGATTTTAATTCTTCAACTTCATAATTAGGAGACTTATTATTTATATGTTTTTCAAATTTTTCTTGAATTTGTTGAACATATGATTTTTCATTTTTATGAATCTTGTCTGCAACATTTGATATAATTTCTACAATTTTTTCATCTTTAGTTGGTTTATATTCTACAATACTACTTATTGATAATACATCCAATTTAGCAATATTATTAAAATCCTTATTACCTTCAAATTGATGTAATAAATGCATTGGAATAATTGGACTTTGTTCAATTAATCTATCCATTTCACTTCTACATATTTGAACATATTCAAGACCGGAATATGATCTTTCTTGAGGAGGTAATGAAAGTTCTGTTATAATATTTCTTGAAAATTTGCTATAACAAAAAGATGCTACACGATGAGATTCCGTTAATTCATTAACTCGTAAAAATTGAGTTATTGTTTGGATAATACCAACAATAATATTTATACCACCAATAACCATTGGTACATATACTTGAAATTGTTCTGGGAAAGATTTAGTTGCAAAACTAGCTGTTCCACTTAGTGTTGACATTATTATTACGGGGATAGTTAAAGAATAACTTTTTCTTTGAAACTCGCGAAAAGCTCTATCGTGTAATAGGCGATATGATGCTGAAATTTCTCCCCATTTTTTAAGTAAAGCTACTTCAGACTCATTCCAAATTTTTGGTTTTTCTAATTTTTTATCATTAGTTTTTTCCATTTTCTATTATTATTTAATTAATCAATTATAAAAAAATGAAATTTCGATTTTTAAAATTAAGTGTAATATAATAAAATAATAAACATACAACAATTATGATAATATATTTAAGTTATTTATATTTTTTTAAATAGAATTTTATAAAAAAAAATTGGTAGATAAAAATCTAAAAAACTAAAAAACTTTTTATTTAAAAATTCTAAAAAAATTACTTGGACTTGGTTTTCTTTGTAAAAAATTTTCTAACATTTTTAATGATTTCAACGTACTTCCTTTTTCCAAAATTTCTTTTCTAAATCGCAATCCTGTATTTTTATTAAAAACTCCTGTTTTTTCAAATACCGAATAAGCATCATATGAATAAATAATTGACCATAAATAACCATAATATAATGAAGCATATCCTATTAAATGGTCAAATCTACACATTGGATAAGTATTTTTGCTATAATTAATATGCGGGAAAAGTTTATTTCTTAAATCAAACCAATGATTATGTAAATATTTTTCAGTAATATTATTTTTAAGTTGATGAATGTCTAAATCATATTTTATAAATAATATTTGTGTTAAATAATGTAATGCAATATTATAGTTTTTATTTTTTTGAATATTTTGAATAATACTATCTGGTAAACATTTACCATTTTTATGATTATATGAAATTTTTTGAAGAAATTCTTTATTATAACAAAAATTTTCAAAAAATTGTGAAGGCATTTCAGCAAAATCATCTTCCAATGATATTCCTGATAAACTTTCATATTTAGATTTACTTAATATAAAATGTAATGCATGTCCAAATTCATGACAAAATGTTGTAATTTCTCCAAATGTAAATAATGAAAAAGTATCATTAGAAGTTGGTACAGAAAAATTACAAACAATAGCAGTTACTGGAATTATACGTTTTCCATCTTCATTTTGATAAGAATTTTGAATATCGAATGTGGCTGCATGATTATATTTATTTTTTCGTGGATATAAATCTAAATATAAATATCCTAATAACTCATTATTTAAACTATCTGATACTTTATATAATATAACATCTTTATTCCAATAATTTTTTTCAGAAGCACTCACTAATTTTATTTTCAAATTAAAAATATCAGAATAGACTTCAAATATTTTATGAATACAATAGTCAGATGGAAAGTATGTTTTTATTATTTTTTCATTTAAATCTAAATATTTTTTTTTATATATATTTGTATAATAACTTAAATCATAATCATATAATTCTTTTTCATTAGATGCCTCTAATATTTTTTTATATTCATATTTATATTTTTTAGTTAATAATGGTATTAATTTTACTAATAATTTTTCTATTTTTTCTTTTGTTGCAATTCTATTATCGTCGAAATAATAAGATAATGAATCCTTAAAACCAAATATATGAGATCGTTTATTTCGTAATTCTAAAATCTCTTTTAAAATAGGTAAATTTTGTTTTGCTATACTATTGTATTTAATGTACATCTTTTCTCGTGTTTTTCTGTTTTTACAATCTCTCATAATAACATTATTATCAGGATAAGATGTGTCAAAAGTATAAATATTATTATCTTTATCTAAATGAGTTTTAAGTATATTTTCTTCGATTCCATCTAATTCTGATTTTTTGAATTTCATTGTTAATGTTCCATCTGCAATATTTTGTGAAAAATCATTTTCCAATTTCATTAATTTATTATTAATTTTTATAAAATCTTCTTTTATTCCTTTTTTTAAATGAACTCCATTATTTTCAAAAGATTTTAATATTTTTTTTATTAATTTTTTGGTATTATCTTTGTTTCCATTTTTAACTTTTATTTTTTTTAAAATTAAAAAAAGTTTATAATTTTCACTTGATTTAAAGAAGTCTAATGTATATTTTTTTAAATTTAAATCAAATTCAACTGATGCTTTTCGAACTTTTTCATCATCTACTACATATTTTAAAAAAGATATACATCCTATCATATAATCAAATTTATTAGAACTATAAATATATGATTCTAAAAACTGTAATGGAGTTAATTTACTTATATTTTTTTTTGTTTCCTCTAACCAGTCATTATTTGTTTTAATTATAGTTGCTTCAATGTTTTTAATGTCTTCTGGAGAATAATTAAAATAAACTGGTAGTTCCATATTATATTTTTATAAGATATTATTTTAATTGTAATTAAAATAATATATTGTTTAGATAATTTATATATCTTATTATATAAAAAAATTATAATTAAATAATACAGTATTTGGAATATTTGAAAAATTGTATTTAAATATTTTGTCATCTTTTTTAATTAATGTATTGTAATGATATTCGTTTTGATTAATTAAAAATATACTATTATTATTATTTGTATTTTGTAATTCATTATTAGATATTTTAGTCCATTTCCCTGCTGAATTATTAAACACAAAAATATTTTTATTTAAAAATATTGATAAGAAAACTAGTTCCTTTTGGTCTAACCATCCTCCATTTTCTACGTAATTAATTATTGTACTTATTCCATCAACTATTTTATAATTCATATACTCAAGATGATATAATCCAATTGCATCTTGCGTATTTAAAGTCTTATTATTTAATGAATCTAATATAGATTTGAGTTTAATTACCAAATATTTTCTTAAACAAAATCCTGGTTTATTTTGATTAACTATAGTTGAATT